GTAGACACAGCAGACCTTTCAAGCTTTACAGCCTTTGCAGACTTAACAAGCTCTGATGTTCAAGGCTGGGTAGAAGCTGCTATGGGTGCTGATGCAGTTACAGCTTTAAAAGCTGGTCTAGATGCACAAATCGCATTACTAATTACACCAACAAGTGTAACAAAAACAATAGGATAACACATGGAGCTAACACCTTATTTATTTTGGAATATATTTATAACTTTGGTGTTGGCACCAGTCCTTTATAGCATTAGACAAAATGCTTCAGAAGCTAAAAGAATTGATATACTCTTGAATAAAACTCGTGAAGAGTTAGCAAGAGAGTATGTAACAAAACAAGAGTTAAAAAATGACTTTGATGTTCTTATAACTAGGATAGATAAATTAGGTGAAAAGCTTGACAAACTGTTCGAAGTCAAGTAAAATATACATATAGGTTTTTAAATGAAAAATAAAAAGAAATATAATAAAAAATATACTACAAAGGATAGAGTAGATATGTCTAAAGGTGGTAGAGTAAAAGCTCAAGTAGGTGGTATACAACAAGCACCTATGAGTCGTAGAAGACCTCCTATGTCTATAGAAAGAGAAGGAGAAGTACAACCTACTGTTCAGTCTACAGTACCTACTAAACCTTTACCTAAAGCTCCAGTAGAACCTAAAAGACCTGATGTTATTCAGCCTCAAGAAAGATTTATTGAAAATATAGATACTGCTGCAAATAATATAGATACTACATTTAGACAAGCTCCAACAACTGGTAAAGGCTCTGACCAAATGTTTATTGGTAGAACAGACCAAGAGACTAGAACTCCACAAGCTGCTCAAGCTCAAACTGCTGTAGTTAATGTAGAGGATACAAGTGGTCCTATGTCTAGAGAAGATTTCTTTAAACAGTATGGAAATTATGAAGGAGTTACAAGAGGTTCAAAAGCTGCTGAACGTAGAAACGAATTTAACGCTGCAAGACAACAAGCCTATGAAGATTATTTAAAAAGCTTTGCAGGTATTGGAGGCACTGGAGGAAGTACATATACTCCTTCTACTGATGGAACTATAACAGGAACTCCAGAACAATTAGAAGCTGAAAGAGGTAAAAGAGTTATACAAACTGGTAGAACTGCAGAACAAATAGCTACTGGACAAATACCAGAAGGAACTATACCAACTGCAGAACTTCAAAAGGTTATGGAACGTAGACCTGATGAAACTGAAGAAGCTTATCAAGCTAGATTAGCAGAAACACAAGCTGAAGCAATTCAAATAGACCCTATTACTGGAGTTAAAGCTATACCCGTTGAAGCTGCACCTTCACAAGTAGTGGAAACAATGGAAGCAGCAACTATACAAACTCCAGAAGAGTTACAAGCTGCTAAAGTACAAGCTGAACAAGTTGCAAAAACTCCTGAAGTAGATTTAGCTGCTGGAGAAGTAGTAGAAGATGCACTAGCAAAGGCTGCTAAAGTTGAAAGAGTTGCACCTATAGAAGGAGCTGAAGTTGAAATACCAGAAGGTGCTTTAGCTGAAAGAGTTGTTGGTACTATTAGTGAAGGTGCTAAAGCTACTGCAGTTTTAAACGTAGGTACAAGCTTATCAAGAATTACAAGAGCTAAAAAACAATTAAGTAGAGCTGGATTATCTGATGCAGATATAGAAGAGATAGGTAATGACCCAGAAGCTTTAGAGGATAGATTAGCAGACTTTAGTGAAGAACAAAGAGGAATTATAGAAGGATTACCTCAAGAAGCTTTAGTATCTACACAGATGAATAACTTACTTGAAGGTATTGAAAGTGGTGAAATACCACCATGGGCTAGACCAGCAGTAGCACAAGTAGAGCAGATGTTAGCACGTAGAGGTATGTCAGCTTCAACCGTTGGTAGAGATAGTTTATTTAATGCTATTATTCAATCAGCTATGCCAATAGCTCAAAGTAATGCACAAGCTATACAACAAAGTGTTAGTCAACAAAAAACTATAGAAGCTCAAACTGCTGAAGCTAATGCACAAAGAATGCAACAAACAGCTTTGACTAATGCACAAAACGTATTTAATATGGACATGGCTCAGTTTACTGCTGACCAACAAACAGCATTATCGAATAGTAAATTTTTACAGACTGTTGGTTTAACTGAAGCTAGTAATGAACAACAAGCTACAATTCAAAATGCTGTATTAATGTCTCAAGCTAATTTAGCTGAAGCAGATTTTTATCAGAAGGCACAAATAAACAATGCTAATGCTTTCTTAAAAATGGACATGCAAAATTTAGCAAATGAACAACAAGTTAATATAGTAAAAGCTCAACAAGAACAACAACGTATGTTATCTAATCAAGCTGCTACTAATGCTGCAAGACAATTTAATGCTGCTAGTGAAAACCAAACACAACAATTTATGGCAAGTCTTGAAGCTCAAGTAAATCAATTTAACGTAGCTCAAATGAATGCAGCTACACAGTTTAATGTACAGTCTAAAAATGTTGCTGCTGCTAGAGAAGCTGATAGAATTGCAGATGTTAATAAAACTAACGCTACTATATTAAATCAAGTAAATCAGTTTAATGCACAGTTAGATTATAATAGACAACAATGGAATGCTGCTAATGAACAAGCTGTTCTTAATTCTAATGTTAATTGGAGGAGACAAGCTAACTTAGCAGACACCGCAGCACAAAATGCTATTAATCAACAAAACGCACAAAATGCTTTTGGTTTAACTTCATCAGCTTTATCATTCTTATGGCAAGAATTAAGAGACCAAGCAGATTATGATTTTAGGTTTGGAGAAAATGATGCTAATAGAAAATTAAATGCTATGATAGCTGCTGCAGGTTCTGAAGGAGATGCTGCTAAAAACTGGTCAACTAATTTTAATAACGCATCAACTACTATAGATAGAATATTTGGACAAGGATAAATAGGAGAATAATAAAATGGGACTATTAAGTAAAGTTTGGAAAGGACTTAAAAAAACTGTTAAAAAAATAGGCAAAGGCGTAAAAAAAGTATTTAAAAAAATAGGTAAAGCTATTGGTAAACTAGGAATAGTTGGTCAAATAGGTATGATGTTTCTTATGCCTTATGCTACGTCAGCCTTAGGAAGTTTCTTTGGAGCCTCTGGAAAGTTAGCTACATGGTCTAGTAAATTATTAAGTAAAGCTGGAGTAGGTTCTCAAGCATTAGGACATGGTTTAAATCTTATAAATAAAGCAGGTACTTTTGCAGGTAATGTTTATAATAGTGTTTCTCAAACTATTGGTAATGCCGTAGATAGAGTTACCAACTTTGCAAAAGGTAAAGGATTTACACTAAGCGAAGGCAGAACTTCTATATTTGCAAAGAAAACTCCAGAGAGTTTAACAGAAGTTATAGATGCTGGAAAGACTTTAGACATTACTACTGCAACTCCTGAAGAACTAACTAAAGAACTAATGAAAGGTAAAGGAGATATTCCGGGTGTTACAGATGTTTCAAGTATGTTAGAAAAACCAGACTTGACCGGACTTGTACCAGAACAAACTACAGACCTTACAAAGTTTTTTGAAGCTGATGCAAAAGAAGCTTTTACTATGCCAGAATTTAAAACTGGAGAATCTTTAAAAGGTGTTGAAGGTTTAGCAGATGTTACTGAATTTACAAAACCTTCAGAACCTTTATTAGGTAAACCTAAAGATACATCGTTTATGGATACGTTAAAAGATATACCGGGTAAAGTTGTTGAAGGTGTTAAAGATTTTGATGTTCAAAAAGCTGTTACTACTGGATTAGAAAGTTCTATAACTGGCGGTCTTAAACAAGCAGGAACTCAACAAGTAGCAGAAGCTTTTGGATACAAACAACCTGAAGGTGCTGATTATTATAATATTGACCTGCCAGAATTATATGACTCTGCAGCTTCTAATAAAAGTGTATTTAATGAAGTAGACTTTTCAATGCAAAAATCTGGAAATAGTTTTATGGTTCAAAACTATCAAAACTCTAATTACTTAAATAATTTAATAGGTGAAGGTAATTCTGCATATGATTCATATATGGCAAACTTTGCATCTTCACAATATCAACCTTTTAGATTAGGAGCATAACATGGAAGAGTTTAATCAAGAAGCTGTTAATGCTTTTGCTCAAGCTGGTAGACCTATACCGGGTCAATCATTAACATCTAATCCAGATGAGCCTAGACCTTTTGAAAGACCACCAGATTTTACAAACTTTAAAGAAGCTTTAGATTTTATTGCTGCTGATTTATTGTTAGAAGAAAACTATACTCCTATAGTTTTAGCTATGGCTGATGGTATTACTGTAACTGATTTAGCTATGCAAATAGGTTATGTAGGTTTTAGAGAAGGTAAATGGAATCCTGATTTAATGATGATGTTAATGGAACCTTTAATGTATTTGTTAATGGCACTAGCAGAAAAAGCAGATATTGAATACAGAATAGATGATGAAGATGATGAAGATGATGAAGATTCAATATTAGAAGATAGAGTAAAAAATATTTCAGAAACTTTAAAAGCTAAAGAAAGAGGTAAAATGCCTGAAGGAGCTTTACCTTCTGATATAGTAGAAAAAATAGAAACTTTAGAAATGCCTAAAGAAAGTTTATTAGCTAAACCTATTGAAGAAGAACAAACACAGAGTTTATTAGGACAAGGACAGTAAAATGGCAAGATATGATTATGAAAGTACATTAGAGTATGCTCAACAAAAAGTAGACGAAGCTCGTGCTTCTAGAGAAAAAACAATTAAAGACCAAGAAAAGTTTTCTAAAAGACTTCTCATGTTTGATACTGCTGTTAAAGGTGCTAATTATTTAATTAATCAAAGAGCTGATGAATTAGAATCTTCGTTTGGTCCTGCTAAAACTAAGTATAAAAGTTATATACAAAATGCTGAAGAAACAACTAAGTATTGGAATGAAGTTCAAAAGAAAGGAGGTTTAGATTATTTACAAAAACAAATATACGATTCTTATTTAGAATCTGCAAAAGAAATAAAACCTTTCGAAGAAGTAAGAAATATTTCTGGTTGGATAAATGAACAAGCAACTGAAAAAGCAAATGAATTATATTCAGCATTAGAACAAAAAGCTAAACAAGCAAAAGATGTGCCTACTATGGAAGATTTTATAAATGATTATGAAAACTTTGCAGAAATACAAGCTCCTAGAACTTTGTTTGGAGCAGCAAAAAACGGAATTAAAAGAATACTAGGGAGAGAAAATTCTGAAACTTTAGAATATAAAAAGAACATAGCTAAAGAAAAATTATTTAACACAGATGTTATTAAAGAAATTGATGAATTTGCAAAATTTGCAGATACATATGACAAACTTGGTTATGATACTCCGGGACTTATTAAAAAAATGAATGAACAGTTTGTAGAAGGAAAAGCTGGAGAAATAGGTAAAAAAGTTAGAAGTTCTAAAATTGAAAAAATTGATTTAGGAAATGAAATAAAAGTAGTTAGTTTTATAGAATATGAAGACGGAAGCACTGCTAAACCTAAAATTATTCTTGAAGAAAAGAAAAACGATTTAAGTTCAACAATACAAACTGCTAGTCTTATTAGTATGGTAAATAATATTAAAAAAGATAAGGTAGATGGTTTTATTAAAATATTAACTGGAGAAGGAAATACTCCTTTAAAATCAAATACTGGTGCTGCTTATATATGGGCTATAGAAAACGATGCAATTAAAATTAATTTAGATGATGCTAAAAAAGCTAATGATTTTGTAGATAATATTTATCAAGATGTTTTACAAAGTAAATTTACAAAAGAAGGTATGCCTATGTTTGAGCAGGATATAAATACTAAAGATTATAGAGTTAGACCAGAATACTTAGCACAGGCTAAAGAAGAAGGATGGGATGCTGAAACATTTAAACAAACTCAATTTGATAAGTTAGGTATTAATTATAAAATTAATAAAGAATTAGAAAGTACAGGTGAAAAAGGAATTAAAGGTTTAACAGGTTTTAATGAAATAACAGATACAACTCTTAAAGAGTTAGCTTCTAATCCAAATAGTCTTATTTCTAAATTTACTTTAGAAACGATAGGAAATCAAACTTCTGGCATTATTGATTTAACTAAAGGAAAAGCTGTTGACTTAGAAGAATTTTTACCTGATTCTGAATTAAAAGGTGTAGGTATTATTAAATATGATATAGATAATAATAAATATTATATTAAAGAAACAAAAGGTACAGACGGTTCAAACTTTAAAAGCATTAATTTAACTGGAGAAACTGAAGAAATTGATAACACTTTAACACCTTTTGAAAAAATGTTAAACGACAAAAAACAAAAAGGAATTAAGGCAAAAGAATTTACAAGTCTTATAAATAAAATTAAACCTTCTCCTTTTCTCACAAGATATTTTAAAGAAACAGAAGCACAGGCTGATGTTAAAAAAGAATTTGAGAATATTTATAAAGACTTAGTTAAAAAATATCCACAAGCATTTAGAACTAGTGCAGCATGGGCTTTAGAAAATCCAAAAGAAGCTGAAGAAATTACAACTATAATAAATGATTTTTTAAAAACAAAATAATTTTATAAAGGATTTACATGTCTTATAAATCATATTATCAAAAAGAAAAAGAACATATAGAATATATTCGTTCTACTATAGACCCAACTTATAAGCTTTCAAAAGCTGAAGCACTTAAGTACGCTGCTAAAATGGGAGCTAGTGATTCTTTTCGTGGCATAAAACAATTTGGTGCTAGAATACTTGGAATGGATGAAGCTACTGAAGAGTTAAAAAAGAAAGATAGGACATTACAACAAATATTAGAAAACGAAGAATATGGTAGTGAAGCTATGGCAGCTTTTCTTGGTTCAGCAGTTATAGCAGACCCTTTAGGATATGTACCTATTGCAGGTTGGGTTTCAAAAGGTAAAAAAGCTAAAAGTCTTTGGGAGCTAACTAAGTATGGTGGAATGGCTGGTGGATTTCATGCTGGTATGGGATATGTTAGTGAAGAATCTCCGGGTCTTATTGGTGAAAAACAAAGTCGTTTAGAAAACATTGCCATAGGTGCTACTGCAGGTAGTGCATTGGGTGCATTAGGAGGAGCAGCTTTAGAAGGTATAGCTAAAGCCCGTGGTAAAGAAGGATACTTTACAAAGTCTGATGAGTTTGAAGCACCTAAAAAAAGTTCTGATGATGCTATAGATGAAACTGAAGAAATTATAGATACTGATAAACCTTTAAGAGTAGGGTCTCAAATTATAGCTCCTGACAGAAATAATAGAGGAACTATTATTCAAATAGATAACCAAGGTTTTGCTGTTGTACAGTTTGTAAATAAAGATGGTGCTAAAGCAACTAAAAAATTTCCATTAGATAAATTACAACCTCCTAAAAAAGGAGAAGCTTTAAAAAGTCCTGAAGGTGCTGATGTAGGACCAACTATCAGAAGTTCTGAAGTAGAGTTTGCAGTAGATAAAAAATCAAATCCTTTATCATGGTTATATAAAACTAAAAATACTACTACTAAAACTTCTTACGTTATACAAAAAGCAATAGATGAAAACGGTAATGTAATTCCTAAACAATGGGAAGTTACAACTACTCCTTTCTTAAGAGGTAGAAAAAAAGGAGAAAGTATATCTGATTTTAATAGAAGAAAAAAAGAATTAATAAAAGTAAATTTATTTGGTAGTCTTGAAGATGCTAAAAAATTTGTTAAGAATGAAATACAACCACTTGAAATTAAAAAACAAAAAGATGTAGCTGAAGCTTTAAAAACTGTAGACAATCAACCAGTTTCGAAAGAAATAGAACAAAAAGTTATAGAAGATAAAGTTCAAGAAGTTTTCGGTGAACAAGCTGATAATAAAATTAAATTAAATAATAGTGTATTAAAATTTTATCAAGATAATTTTGGCATAGCTTTAAAAAATAAAGTATTTGATAACTGGGGTTCTGCTTTAACAGGAACAGCTTCTGGTATAGCAGGTTATAATTCTGTAGATGACCCAGATGCTACAGCACTTCAAAAGTTTGGAGCAGGTTTTATAGCTGGTATGGCTGGAGCAGGTCTTACAAAAACTTTAGGTAAATTAAAAGTTGGTGATGATGCTTTAGCTGAACACATGGGTAGATTTTTAATTGATGATTATGGTTTAAGTTCGGACTATAAATTATTAAGAAGAGAAGCTCAAGTAAATAAAAATCAAATAGCTCAACAATTTTTAGACTTAGCTCTAGAAACAAAAGAAAAATTAGATGCACCTCAAAGAAAGTTATTATATAATTTAATGAATGGTAACTTAGATGCTATAGATGAATTAGCAGAAGAAGGTATAGAAATTAATGTAAAGGCTAGAAAAGTTATTGAAGAAATGAGTCAAAAATATTTAGACTTAGATTTAATAGATAAAGAAACTTTTTTAAAAAATATTAATACTTACTTACATAGAAGCTATACTAGAAATTTAAAAACTGGTCAAAGTCCTAAAATGTATTCAGCTATGAGACAAGTAAGTCTTATAGGTAATAACTTAAGAGAGAGAGGTATTACTAAAACAGTTTCAGAAGCTTCATTTAATAAAGTAGATTCTAAGTGGAAAGCTGAAGGTTGGGAAATAATAGGAGAACCTTCTAAAGGTAAAGTTAAAATAAGAAGAGACTTTACAAAAGATGAAAGAACTCAAATGGGTGAGATAGAAGATGCTGCTTTTGCTATAGCTGAGACAGGTAGGTTAATGTCTAACGATATTGCAACTGCACAATTTTTTAGAAAACTATCAAATGATTCAAAATTTGCAATAACAAAAGATGATTGGATATCTAAAGGACAGCCAAATGATTTTGTTGTAGTTCCTAATACAACTTTAAGAGGAACAGATGCTAAATCTTATGGAGAATTAGCTGAAAAAAATATGTACGTTCATAAAGATGTAATGAACGATATAAAAAGAATGGTTAAGCTTACCAATGAAAAAGCAGAAATGGAAGAGCTTGTTAGAGCTTTTGACAAAGGACAAGCTGTATGGAAGAAATCTAAAACAGCTTGGAATCCTGCCGTGCATGTTAACAACGTGGTGTCTAACTTTGTACTTTTAGATTTTTCAGATACTTCTTATACTTATTTACCAAAAGCACTTAAAGAACTTATGAAGGGTGAAAAGTCTGAATTATACAGACTTGCTAGAGAACAAGGTGTATTTGATGTAGACATAGTAACTAAAGAGTTAAGAGATACTAGTGGTGCAATGGGTCAAGCTTTTAGTAAGATAACTGCTGTTGATGAACCATCACAATTTTATGGCTATTCTACAGATATGTTTAAACACTTTAAAAAAACTAAAGATTTAACACTTACTAAATTAGAAAATTTATATCAACAAGAAGACCAAGTATTTAGAATGGCTGTATTCATGGATAGAATGAATAAAAACATGAATGTAACAGAAGCTGCTATGAATGCTCGTAAATGGTTTATTGATTATGATATTAATGCTCCTGCTATTAATGCTTTAAGAAGAACAGCTACTCCTTTCTTATCTTATACATATAGAATAGTTCCGTTATTAGCAGAAACTGCAACCTTAAGACCTCACAAGTTTGCAAAATGGGCAGGGATTGGTTATGGTTTAAATGAATTAGGTAAGCAAGTTGCTGGTGGAGACCCTGAATTAGAAAGAGTAACTATGAGAGATGAATATTCTAAAACTTTATGGGGAGTTCCTTACATGCCACCTACAGTTCTTAGAGTACCTTGGAACTCAAATGATGGAGATTCTCAATACTTAGACGTTAGTAGATGGGTTCCGGGTGGAGATATATTTGAAGAAAGAGAAACAGGTGTACCGGGAATACCGGCTCCTTTACAACCTAGTTTTGGTTTGTACGGTGATATATATAATGTAGCTGTGGCTAGGACAGACCCTTTTACTGGACAAGAAATAGAAGGTCTTGGATTAGATGAAGATGGTAAAGCTATAGCTAAAGCATTATTTAAAAGATTAACTCCTAATCTTCCTATAATACCGGGTTCATATTCTTATGAAAAAATATCTCGTTCTTTAAGAGAAGCTAAAGGTTTTGAAAAAGGAGAATTAATACCCGGTTCACAATATACAGCTCCTTACAGCTTTGGAGAATCTATAGCTTATTCTTTAGGTATAAAATTAAGACCTCAAGACCCTGATGTTAATCAAAAATCAAAAGAGTTTTTATTAAATAAAGATTTAAAAGCTGCAGAAAGATTAGCTAGAGATGCTAGAAATGATTTTGAAAAAGGTAATATAACTTATAAAGAAAGAGAAGAAATTCTTAAAAAAGCAGAATTAAGACGTATACAAATATTAGCAGAATGGGATGCTTATATGAGAGTATATAATGAAGCAAGAGCTAAACGTGTACAAAGAATAGAAAAAGAAAGACAAGAAAAAGTTGAAGGCGGAATAGTAAGACAACAATATTTTAAAGGTGAAGAAGTTTCAAAAGATTTTCCAGTTACAGATGTTAAAGAAACAGCAGCAGATAGAGTTGACCCTTTTACAGGACAACCTTACTCAGCACAAATGGAGGAATTAGGATTAGATGTTTTTCAAGAAAGATAATAAAATGGATATAGAACTTTGCAAAGCTGAAATAAAGAGACACGAAGGCGAAGTGTTAGAAATTTATATGGATAGTCTAGGTTATAAAACTCTAGGAGTTGGACACCTTTGCCAACCTAACGACCCTGAATATAACTGGGAAGTTGGCACACCTGTCAGCCAAGAAGTTGTAGATATGTATTACGAGGATGACTTTGAAAAGCATTACAAGGAAGCTATACATGTCTTTGGTAGCGAGGAAGACTTTGAAAAGCTACCAGAAGTTATACAAAGAGTCTTAGTAAACATGTGTTTTAACCTAGGAGGTTCAAGACTTTCAAAGTTTCGTAACATGTTAAAAGCTTGTAGAGAACATGATTGGGAGAAGATGGCTGCTGAAATGGAAGATAGTCGTTGGTTTAAACAGGTAGGTAAAAGAAGTATTGAATTACAAAAAATGGTATTAGGAGCCTGAAATGAAGAACGTATTAAAAAACATAGTTGGAGCTGTTGCACCTACATTAGGTACTGCCTTGGGTGGACCAATGGGAGGAATGGCAGCAAACATGATAGCTGATGTATTGGGAGTACCTAATACACCTAAAGCTATAGAGAAAGCTGTAGCAGAAGCTACACCTGAACAAATGTTAGAACTTAAAAAAGCTGAACAAGCTTTTGAAGTTCAGATGAAAGAGTTAGAAGTAGATGTGTTTAAGTTAGAAACACTAGATGCTCAAGATGCTAGAAAGAACTTTAGTAAAGATTGGACTGCACGTATTATGGGTATAGCTACAGTAGGTGGATTCTTAGGATATATATTCTTAGTAACACTACAACCGCCAGAGCAGAACTCTGAAGCTCTTATAAACTTAGTACTAGGTTATCTTGGTGGTTTAGCAAGTGCTGTTATATCTTTTTACTTTGGAGCTTCTAACACACAGAAAGACTAATGGAACAAGTAGTAGTCTTTATTCAAGAAGTTGGATTTCCTATAGCAGCAGCAATAGGTCTTGGTTGGTTTATTTATAAGTTAGTCATACGTATTGTTGATGGTATGGAAGCAAAGCTAGATACTGTTGATGCAAAAGTAGAAGCACAAATAGCAGCTATAGAAGAGAGACTAGGTGTAAAGTTAGATACACAACATGGCATCTTAGTTGCATTGATAGACAGAGTAAGAAGTCTTGATAATGAAATCATAAGACAAGATACTATGATTAAAACTATACTAGGAGTACCACAACTAATTGATACTGCAAAAATTTCAAAAGCTAAAAGAGATGATAAAAGAAAAGATTAAATTAGAAATACCTGTTATAAGTATCTTTATATTTTTATTTATAGTTAGTGTATTGGAGCAACTACAATGAACTTAAATGATTTAGAAAAAGTACATCCGATGAAACAAATTACTGTAGCTTCTGTAGTACAAGTATTAGTATTTGGTTTTATGTTGTTTGCTTTCTGGGGTAACTCTAAACTCTTTGCAGATGAAATAGTATTTAAGTTTAACAGTCCTAGTTTTAGTGGTGTAGGTACATCATCACATTATCTTACAATCCAGAACCAAGAGTTTAATAGAAAAGAGGCATTAAAAGCAGAGATTAAGGCACTTCAAGACCAGATAGAAAGAGACAAAGAGAATACAACACTTGCAAGATTTATAAGAAATTTAGAGTCTAGAATATATGCACAATTATCTAGACAGTTAGTAGAAAATTTATTTGGTGAGACTCCAAGTGATAGCGGTGTGCTAGAATTAGAGGGCAACAGAATAGAATATAGTGTTGTCGATGGAATAATAACTTTAAACATAACGGACAGTGATGGGAATACGACAACTATATCTTTGCCTATCGGTAGCTTTACTTTCTAGTTGTGCTGTACTAAATCAGAATCAAGACTTAGTATTAACACAAGATATAAAGCCTAGTTCTATATTAGATTTACAGTCAGAAGAATTAAAAAACTTACCAAGTGCAAAACTAAAACCAACTATAGCTATATACCCTAATAGCTTTAGAGACTTAACAGGTCAACGTAGAAGTAATAGTTCGTTTGCTTTGTTTAGTACAGCTATTACACAAGCTCCTGAAGCATTTTTAATTAGAGCTTTTAAACATGCAGCAGGTGGTGAATTTTTTAGAGTAGTAGAACGTGTAGGCTTAGATGACCTGACAAAAGAAAGACAGTTAATTAGAAGTACTCGTAAAGAATTTAAAGAAGATAACAAGATGCAACCTCTGCTTTTTGCAGGGTTATTGGTTCAGGGAGGAGTTGTTAGTTATGAGGCTAACCTCAAATCTGGAGGTGCTGGTGCTAGGTATCTAGGTATAGGTAATAGTAAACAGTACAGAGAAGATACAGTTACAGTGTCGTTACGATTAGTTTCTGTATCAACTGGAGAGGTGTTAATGGAAACTTTAGTTTCTAAAAGCATTATCTCTACAAGTGTTTCTCAGGATGTATTTCGTTTTATAGAAGCCGGTACTGAACTGGTAGAAATAGAAGGAGGAGTTGCTGAGAACGAAAGTGTTTCTATAGCTTTGCAAAAAGCAATAGAGACTGGAGTATTAAATATAATATATACAGGAATAGAGAGAGGCTATTGGGAATATGAAAACATTAAAATTAATGAGCCTAGTTGTGATGACGAGTGCATCGCTACTATACGGGGCTGATAATGAAATATATGTTGACCAATCAGGTGCTACAGCAAATATTGATTTAGAACAACTTGGAAACTCTAATATTATTGGTGGACTAAATTCTGTTGCTGGTACTTTAACAGCACTAGATTTAGATGGTTTAAATCTTACATTAGATATTAATCAAATCGGTAATACCAACAAGTTTCTTGGTGATATATATGGTGATTCTGTAACAGGTTTTTTTGAGTTTGATGGAGATAGTAATACATTTACTATACAAGGAGACCCATCAAACACATACGGAATAGATAGTTCTGATTATAATGTTGATGTTACTGGAAGTTCTAACACATTTACTTTAGATACTGGTACATCTGCACTTGCAGGTACACTTGACTTAGACTGGATTATCAACGGTGATAGTAACACTTTTGATTTTGATATTAACTATGATGGAGCTACTAACTACGTAGATGTAGACGGAGATAGTAACACAATAAACTTTACAGGAAGCGGATATGCAGACGGATATTTCTATCTTGACCACACAGGCGACAGCAGAACATTCAATATTATCCAATCTTCAACATTGGTTTCAGACTGGTTATACATCAATTCTACGGGTAACAATGGTACTGTTTGTGTTACTCAAAATGACGGTGGTACAAGCACAAGCTGCTAATATTGGAAACATAACAGAACTTAATGGAGCTGGTAGAGTAGTCAGGGATGACACTTACCAAGCTTCATTAAATTTTAACATAGAGAGTTACGATAATGTCCAAACTTCTAATGGGAGATTGGGCATTACTTTTTTAGATGACAGTCAAGTTAGACTTACTGAACATTCTGAATTAATAATAGATGAGTTTATATACGACCCCGACCCATCTAAATCTAAGATGGCTTTACAATTTGCCAGTGGTACTGCAAGGTTTATCACTGGTAAGTTAGCTACAATAGATAAAGAAAATATACTAATACAAACTCCTAGTGCTACGATAGGTATTCGTGGTACAGACTTTACTGTAACTGTAGATGAGCTAGGTAGAAGTTTAGTTATATTATTACCAGACGATGAAGGTCTTCCAAGTGGAGAGATAGTTGTCGCAACAGCTATAGGACAGGTAACACTTAACAAGCCTTACCAAGCTACAACAGTTTCAATGTACGAAACTGAACCAACCAAACCCGTTATCCTTGACTTGACTCTTGAGTTAATTGATAACATGTTAATAGTAAATGCACCAAAGGAAGTACAAGAGAATGAACAAGGAGAAGATGGAGGGAGTAGCACTAGCATTCTTGATGTTGATTTCCTTGAGTTTGATGATTTAGAAGTAGACTATCTTGCAGAAGATGAGTTAGAGTT